CAAATATGAAAAAAGGTACTGTAAAAAAGTCAACTACAAGTTAAACTATTTATAAATACTCTTTTTTCTTAGAATAATGGCATTTTTTCGTGGAGAAGAAGGTTCCGTAAAATTTAAAAACGGAACTGGAACTACTGAAGCAATCGTGTCTACTACAGGTTGGACATTAGATACAACAAAAGACACATTAGACGTAACTTCTCACGGAGCAACGTCAAGAAATTTTGTCGGTGGACTTGTTTCTGGTTCTGGAACTATTGATCTTCTTTATACAGCAGCATCAAGTAACGAAACACAAAATTTGGTAAAGGATGTTTTAACTGCTGAAGATCCAGCAGATGCACAATTTGAACTATTTTTAGATACATCAGGCACTAAAAAAGTTACATTCACTGGTATTGTTACAGGAACAAGTTTTTCTGCTACAACAGGTGATATAGAAACTATCAGTGTAAGTTTCATAACTTCTGGTGCTATCGCTGCAACTGTCTAATGCCTAAAGGATCTTATTCAAGCAAGCAACGCAAACTAGCTGCTGTTGCTCCTCCTAGAGATAAGATCACTGCTGCTGATCTTAAAAAGCTACGTTCTAAGAAAAAAAGAAAAAAGAAGTGAAACTTACTCCTCGCCAAAAAACTTTATTAAGCAAACATTCTGAGCATCATAGTGCGAAGCACATGGAGTTTATGAAAAGGCGAATGAGAGCAGGAGATACTTTTACTCAAGCCCATAAAAAGGCACAAGCAAAGGTGGGCAAATGAGAAAAAAACGTAAACAAGTAAATTTAAGTGTAGGCAGAGGAGAAAAGTCTAAAACAGGTGGACTAACTGCAAAAGGCCGTGCGAAATACAACCGTGCTACTGGTAGTAATTTAAAAGCACCAGTTACAGGAAAAGTAAAACCTGGCAGCAAAGCAGCTAAAAGACGAGCATCTTTTTGTGCAAGAATGAAGGGTATGCCTGGACCAATGAAAAAACCCAACGGTAAACCTACCAGAAAAGCGTTAGCATTAAGAAAATGGAGGTGTCGTTAAATGACATACGCATTACCAGGTAT